GCAACTTCTGCCAGCCTGGAGCGACCCACCTCCACCAGTTCTTCGGTAATGCGGGGGTCGGGGCCTGTTCGACCTATTCGTCGCTGAGGCGGGCGCGCAAGGGCACATTCTCCAACGGCGACGAGCTTAACGCCACCGGCTACTGGTTTCCGTGCTCGGTTATCTCCGACCCGTTCGGCGACGGCAAGAATTACTGCGTCAAGGCCAACTGGATCACGCTTTACTATACGATGGACCCGGTTCTCGCCAAGACCGGGGTGAGGCTTTATCGTGGCCTCAGATACGTCACCGGCTATCGCATGGGCGATCCGGCCTGGACCGATCTCCAGAGCGCGATCGACACGGCCAACACGGCATACGGCAGCACGCGCTATGTGCAGGTTTCGGCATTGTCCAAGGCCGACTATCCGCAGCAGCCGATCTGGAAATGCTCAGGCGCAACGGTGGTCACGCCGGCAGCCCAGACCAGCGATCCCGCCGCGTCCAAGTGGCTCAAGAATGCAGACGGCACCGATCCGTTCGGGGGCACCTGCGTTTCCGGTGCGGACATGTGGGTCCAGCTATCGGGCGCGAGCTGCTGGAGCGGAGCCGCGTTGTGGAGCCCTGGCGGATACGATCATGTCATCCCGCAAATCTGGGATTCGGTCAAAAGCGAGCTGGTCTGTCCGAAGAACTATTATCGCATTCCGAGCCTTGAGCTTGAGGTTCACTACAGCCAGCAAGGCTTTGCCGATTACGGGCGCTGGCGGCTCGAAAGCGACGATGCCGAGCAAACCCGCACCGGAACCACGGTCAACAACGGCTATACATGGCACGCCGACTGGATGAACGGATGGGACGGCGCAACGCTTCAGGAATGGCTGTTCAACTGCCTCGGGGTCGAGCACCACACGCCCCACGAATGCAATGGTGGCGTATTCTCATCGACCAAGCAGCTATCCAATGGCCGCGTATCGGTGAGCCATAACTACACGACCGACAATGCCGACAATATGTTCCAGGTGCCCGCTTCGAGCCACGGCCCCGGCAACATCGACATGACACCGCAACACTGAAACCTGAAACAGCCCACCCGTGAGGGAGCTGAAAGCGAGGGTTACGAATGGCCGCCCGAATGAGGACGCAGCACCAAGAGGACGTGCGCGCCAAAATCCAAACCAGTCAGTTGATTAATCGCCTTACGGATCATGCACTTGGCAATGTCGAGCTAAGCCCGACCCAAGTCCGCGCAATCGAGATACTGATCAAGAAGACGTTGCCCGATCTTCAGGCGATTGCACATTCAGCAGGCGATGAGGAAACGGCCAAGGCTCTTGCGGGCTTGGGTGCCTTTGCATGGCAACAGCCGCAATAACGGTCGAGAGCCCCTATGCTCCGCGCCGGCAGTTCATGGGCCTTCACACACGGGAGACACGCTGGGGCATCGCGGTGTGCCACCGCCGCGCCGGAAAGACGGTCGCCTGCGTCAACGATCTGATCAAGGCGGCGGCGACATGCGAGCGCAACAGTCCGCGCTTCGCTTACATCGCTCCGCAACTCAACCAGGCCAAGGACATCGCCTGGTCCTATTTGCTGGAATACACCGACTGCTTCGGGCCGGAGAGGAAGGTCAATGCGTCGGAGCTTTGGGTTGAGCTTCCAAACAATGGGGCTCGCATTCGCATTTACGGCGCTGACAATCCCGATCGCTTGCGAGGCATATATCTTGACGGCGCTGTTCTCGACGAGTTCGGGGACATGGACCCGACAGTGTGGACGCAGGTCATTCGCCCAGCGCTTAGTGACCGCAAGGGATGGGCGATCTTCATCGGCACGCCCAAAGGCAAGAACACCTTTCACCAGCTCTGGACGCTGGCCGAAGACGACCCAGACTGGTTCAGGCTCAACCTGAAGGCATCCGAGACTGGCCTGCTTGATAAGGCAGAATTGTCCGACGCTCGCAAGATGATGAGCGAGGACGAATACGCTCAGGAATACGAATGCTCGTTTGAGGCCGCGGTCAAGGGTGCCTACTACGGCAAGGAAATGAACGATGCGGAGGCAGACGAGCCCAGCCGCATAAGTGCTGTTCCATATGATCCGCGGCTTCCGGTCCACACGGCATGGGATTTGGGTGTCGCGGATTCGACGGTCATCTGGTTCGTCCAGAACCACGGCCGCGAAACGCGCATTATCGACGTTCTCAAGGGTGAGGGCGTCGGGCTCGACTGGTATGCCAAGCGACTGCACGAACGCGATTATGTGTGGGGCAATCACTACCTGCCGCATGACGTTGAGGTCCGCGAGCTAGGCACGGGCAAGAGCCGTAAGGAAGTTCTCGCGGGGCTGGGGATCAAGGCGACTGTCTGCCCCAACATTCCGCTGGCGGACGGGATTCAGGCGGTGCGAATGCTGCTTCCGACCTGCTGGTTCGACAAGGCGAAGTGCAAGGACGGGATCGAAGCCCTGCGCATGTATCGCCGCGAGTATGACGAGAAGCGGCAAGAGTTCAAACCTCACCCGCTGCACGACTGGACCAGTCACTACGCGGACGCGCTGAGATATTTCGCGGTCGGGCACAAGAACCGCTCGCCGGCACAGAGACTGACCTACTCCAACAAGGGGATCGTATAGGATGGAAGTCGATCCCGCATTCCTCGCGTTCCTTCAGTCGGAGGAAGCCCGCGCTTATGACGGGCAGCTGCTCGACGACGTTGAGGCGGCGATCAACTCCTACAACGGCGCGGAATATGGCGACGAAGAGGACGGGCGTTCACAGGTCGTTGCGCGGGACGTAGCCGAAACCACCGATTACATGCTGACATCGGTGCTCGATGCGTTCGTGGCATCGGGCCGCGTGGTTGAGTTCGAGCCTTCATCTGAGGACGATGAGGACATTGCCGACGACGCGACCGAGGCGATGCACTTCCTCTACCGCAAGAAGTCCGGCTATCGCCTTATCCACGACTGGGCCAAGGCCGGGCTGCTTGAGAAGATCGGCATCGTCAAGACCTGCGTCGAGCGCAAGAAGCAGAGGGTAGTCGCGGATTATCACCCGGCGTTCATGCCGGACGATGCGATCGAAGCCGAAGAGACGGGGCAGGTTCACCCCGAGGACGGCGCGCCGATCATCCGCGCGGTCACGCTTGAGGATTCGCCGGTTCAGTTCCCCGATTATCATGTGCCGCTTGAGGAGTTCCTTCGCGCCCCCGACGCACGCGACCTGGAGACGGCGGTCTATCTCTGTCATTTGACCGAAAAGAGCCTGTCCGAGCTGAAGGAGATGGGGCTCGACGTTGAGGGAATACCCCTGAGCGACGGGCAGACGCCGTTCATCAACTCGCTTGCCAATGCCCGCGAGGACGGGCGCAACAACTGGCTCGGCGTGCTCGACCGCCAAGGCCCCAACCGCAAGGTGTGGCTGCGGGAAGAATATGTCCTCTACGATCTCAACGGCGACGGGATCAGCGAGCGGCTGTGCATCCATCGCGTGGGGAACACGATCCTCAAGATCGAGGAGGTCGATTACCAGCCGTTTGAATACTGGTGCCCGTTCCCGATGCAGGGGCGGCTTGTGGGTCAATCGCTGGCCGACAAGACGATGGACATTCAGCGCGTCAACACCGTGCTTGAGCGCAACATGCTGGATAGCCTCTACCAGCAGACCGCGCCGGGCACGTTCATCTCGGAAGACGCGATCGGCGATCATACGCTTGACGACCTGCTGACGATCAGGCCGGGCCGCGTGGTGCGCTATGCGGGACAGGTTCAACCGATCCCCGAACAGAGGGCGGACGTGTCGGCCACGGCAATGGCAGCAATCGAGTTCAAGATCCGCCAGAGAGAGTCCAGGACCGGCATTACCCGACTCAACAAGGGCGTTGACGAGGACACGCTCAACGACACGGCCAAGGGCCAGGCCCAGCTCATGGCGCGTGGGCAGCAGATGGAGCGCTACATCATCCGCAACTTCGCGGAAGGCGTGGCGCGGCTGCTCATGAAGAAGGTCGGGCTGATGCGCAAATACGCGCAGCCCTTCCGCATCCGCGTCGATGGGGAATATCGCGAGGTCGATCCGTCGCAATGGCCCGAGGACATGGAAGTCCAGGTGACGGTGGGTTTGGGCTCGGGGTCGAAGCAGGACCGCATCATGTATCGCAACATGATCGCACAGGCCCAGACGCTGCTGATGCAAGCCGGCGCACCGATTTGCAGTTGGGAGAACGTGTTCAACAACCTTAGCGCGGGCGCGAAGGACATGGGCCTAGCTCCCAATGATATCTTCACGCACCCCGCCGACGCGCCGCAGCAGGAACCACAGCCCGATCCAAACATGCTGAAGGTGATGGCCGAGATGCAGATCGGTCAGGCCAAGTTGCAGCAGGCGCAGCAGGAAGGGCAGCAGAAGCTCGCGCTGATGGCCCAGAAGCATGAGAGCGATGCGGCGATTG